TCCGCCCCGAACAATACATGGAAAATCCTTTGATACATTCAAGCCTCCGCTTCTTGTCCATCTCCTCCATCTTGGCAGGAGGAGCTACTAGGGCTACGGGGCGCTCTTTGTCCCAAGGATACAGGTTCTCCGCTTCGGGATTTTCCTGCCAGACCCTCACATAATCATCCCACTTCTCGCTATAAATCATCTTCTCAAGGGTGGGCTTGTGTTTGGTGTCCAAAGCTTTCATCACCTCTGGCATACTTCTGCCAGCGGCGTAGAGCCGAAATGCATCCTGTTTTTTAAGACGGTTTTCGGGGCTGTCCCAATCTCGTTCTGCGGCCTTGCGCTTTTTTTCCATTCAGATTAGTGTAGTATAAATTTCATAAATGGCAACAGTTGATCAAGGGATAGAGAAATACGGGAGGCTATGGTTGCCCAAAGACAAGCAGGCCATCACCCCGATCCGTATTGAGATGGACGCTTTTCTCATGGGGCTGACTCCCGAAGAGGGAGGGCTCGGAAAGGCCCGCCACTACCGAAACATCGTCTCTGCCATCTGGCCAACCTTCCAGTGGCATAGGTGGGCGGAACTCAGCGCACAGGCATTCTGCAACCAGATCTACGAGGTGGACGAGACCACGGGCAACCGATTTGTCCGAAGTGTCACTGGCCTTGCTGGCGGCACGGACTCTGGCAAGTCCTACGGGATGGCGGCATTTGCGCTAGTCAACTGGTTCTGCGACCCGATCAATACGATGTGCATTGTGGTCTCTACATCCAAAATAGATGCCAAGCAGCGTATCTGGGCGGCACTGGTCAAGATGTATCGCGAAGCCCGAAACATGGGACTGGCCTCTGGCCGACTCATTGAGTCCATGGACATCATCAAGCTCTCGGACGAAGAGGGAGCGGTGATCGACCCCGAAACAGGGGTAAGTGACGCCTCATCGATCATGCTCCTAGCGGCTGGCGACGAATACAAAGATGACGCGCAAAAGCGACTTCAGGGTAAAAAGAATCGTCGTATCGTGTTGATAATAGACGAGTTACAAGACTGCCAGCCTGCTGGGACAAAAGTTTTAACACCAGATCGCGGTGAGGTTAATATTGAGGAATTGAAGGACGGAGATTACGTTACTACGCACCATAAATCACATATTTTTGGTAAGGGCCGAAAGATAAGTGGAGTGTGCTGCAAGGACTTTGACGGCGACCTCATAAAAGTTTCTACTTCTACGGGGCTTAAAACCCGATATACACCAGATCATATTTGTGTTGCAAAAATTGGCCCAGCATTAGATGGAAAGACAATTCTGTATTTAATGAAGCGTGGAAATTCTTTTAGGGTCGGCACAACGTCCAAAAGACACGGCGGAGACAAAACTGGAGTATTTGGAGTTTCTGGAAGACTGTTTGAGGAGGGTGGGGATTGCTCTTGGGTTCTTGATGTATTTGATAACAAGCAAGATGCGTTGATGGCGGAAGCGTTCACTTCGGTAAAATTCGGAATCCCAGAAGTGATGTATGTTGATCGCGGGCATCCCAATAGTGCTGGACAGGAAAGGATTGATAACTTTTGGGTGAAAATGGGCGACTTGACAGAAAACGCCAAGCGATGCTTGGAATTTTACGGTAGAAAAATTGAATACCCCCTAATTGATAGGGTTAATTCTGTAAACAAAAAGAGTCGAATCCAGCAATTCCCAATGAGTCGATTGGTTCAAATTAGAGCCTGTAATTTGATGAATGGGATGCATGTCATTGATTCGTCTGTAGCTTTAAATGGAAAGAATAGCGGAAAGGTTAACAGGCATGGGCCTTGGTGGACACCTATCAGCGTCGAAAAAGAACAATACCGTGGGCAAATTTGGTCAATGAACGTAGAGGGTCACCACACTTATATTGGCGATGGGATCGTTACGCACAACTGTTCGGCTTCCGTAATTAACGAAGCGGTATGGGGGTTTAAAGGAGCGCAAGAACTCTATATTGTAGGCGCGGGTAACCCGTCCTCCATCTTCGACCCCCACGGGAAGTTCTGCGAACCTATCAAGGGGTGGATGAGCGTGGACGAGCAAACCCCGAACTGGAAGATACGAGTGGCTGGCATTGAGGGGGTGTGCATCAGATTTGATTCAGAAAACGACAATCCCAACCAACAATCCTTCGATGCTGGCAAGGGACTCCGCTACCCATTCCTGCCCAAGCCCAACGATGTGGCATTAGCCAAAAAGGAACTCGGAGAGCTAAACCCGCAGTATTGGAGAAAGTTTCGGGGCTTCTGGCCTCCCGCAGACGCCGATGACTCCACGATTGTCTCGGACATCTTGCTGGCCCGCCATGGGGCGCTGGACAAGCCAATCTGGGATGGAACCCCGAAAGATCTTGCAGGAATCGACCCCAGCTACACAGAGGGCGGTGACCGATTTGTCTTCACCCACCTCAAGTATGGGAGGCTGATCAGCGGGAAATGGGCGATAGCTGTCGAGAAACAGTATGTCCTCAACCGAAGAGCGGGATCTCAAGAGGACTTCCAATACGAGATGATCCAGCAAATCCACGACTTGTCTCTCAAGTTGGGAATCCCGAATCAATGGATGGGGGTGGATGCCTCGGCGGGTGGTATCTTCTGGTCAATCGGAGAGAGGGAACTTCTAAAGGGTTGGCATGCAGTGAGTTTTGCAGGAGCGGCTTCAGACCTTCCTGTCAGTGCCCAATACGCCATGAGAAACGAGGTCACGGGAAAACCCCAAGTCGGCAAGGAATTGTTCCACAACATGGCCAGCGAACTCTGTTTCGCCGCCCGTTACTTCCTAGAATGTGAACAACTCAAGGGCATCAGCCCCGATCTGGCTTGGGAGATGACGCAGAGAAAGTATGTGCGCCGAACCCGAAAGATCATCATTGAGTCCAAGACCGACATGAAGAAGCGGATTGGAAAGTCCCCCGACTTATTTGACTCATTCGCTGTAGGATTATTTGTCGCCCGCAAGGTATTCGGAGCCATGGCTGGATCGGAAGCTATAGAAGAAAAGAAAAGGGTTAATAAAGAAACCTTCAAGAAACTTAAACAAGCCTTGACTCTAAGGAAGAATTGGTAGATTCTATTTGCCATTTATGGCTCAACTACCGATTGCGGAGGCGGACATCTGTATTTTTCAAGGTGCCACCCTTAATCAGACTCTGTTCTATGAAACGGGCGATCCTTCGACTCCCGTCAATCTTGCTGGTCAAACGGCCAAGATGCACATTCGGTCAAAGCCCGAATCCAAAGCCATAATCCTTGAATTGTCTACAACCAATGGTAGAATCATCTTGAATGAATCTACGGGATCTATTAGACTCTTTATTTCGGCTACTGACACGGCGAACCTATCGGTCTGTGACAAAGCCGTATATGACCTTGAGCTATACAACGGGTCCATCACAACCCGAATCCTGCAAGGCAATGTTATCATTTCACCAGAGGTTACCCGTTAAATGAGCAAGATCTGTATCCCTATCCCATCCAGTAGTGTTATTGGAGTCTCCACTGCTGTAGCCTCCACCCCCAGCATCAACATCATGCGTGTTGAGCCATCTATCACTGGCTTGACTGGCGGGGGGGTCAACAACCTAGACGGCCTTATCACCGTCTCTGGCAGCTATGCAGTCGGCATCTGCATTTTTTTGGTAATTGGCGGAATTCCAGCCATTTATCAATTGGTTAATGGTGTGGCCGTAGAAACACCGCCATCAATTATTTTGCCAAACGATTACGATGGTATAACCAACACCAAACATTGGATACAAAGAATGTAATGAAATATCTCCTCTCACTTATTATCGGTGGAGCCTTGGTTGTTTCGGGCTTCGGACAAACCCGAAATGTTCTGGTCGGAACTAACAATGCCGTAGTTCAGCCCACCAACTTCTGGAGTGCTGATGCCGTCAATGCTCGTTCTGGTCTTGGGCTCGGCACCGCAGCAACGTCCAACTCATCCGCGTTCCAGCCCTCTTCTTTGGTGCTTTCCAACTTGGCC